ATCTTTCCGTTTTCTCTATCTACATCGAATGTTGCAAGTCTTAGATGAGCATAGAGAAAACTGGAAGAGGCTTCCGGAGCGCTTGTGTCGGGAAAAATAATCTTCCCGGTCTCTATATTCAACGTGGCTCCATTTACTGTTTGTTCTTCGTGGGCTACTTTTATCAGACTGTTTGAGCGTAAGAAACGCTTATATTGGTTAAATTCTTCCAACTTTCCAGAAACTAATATGATTCTCCCAAGAGAGAATTCGGTAGTGTTTCCATCTGGCTGCGGGTAAAGTATCGCAGTGTATATTTCATCAATACCAAGCAATGCATATTGATACGAAAAATAATATGAATCAGAGAGTGTGTCCTCAGTAATCTCGACATTGTTTGCTGTTACGATTACGCCATCATCGTCAATATTATCTGAATCTAGCAGGAACTCATTTTCATAAGTGTACGCTGGGTTAAGGTAATATTCAACCTTGATAACATCCCCAACTGCTGGCGCGTAATGAAATGTCACAGTACATTTATCCCTATCCTCAACTACGGTTGTTCTCACGCCGTTGACGGTTACAATCCATTCGTCTGATGATATTCGTTTAGCGGCAACAGACGATGCGACAGCAAGGGAAAACGACTCTGTTTCACCATCACCCGTAAAAGTATCTACCTTGCGCTCTTTATTGGGAATGACATAATATTCGATATAGACTTTGGCACCATTTGCCGGAGCCGTTGTTAAAATAACCTTGTTATTAATTCTATCGCTTGTGAAATCTACCGAGCTTCCATCTACAAGCACAATCCAAGCGTCGTTAGTGAAAGTGCTATTGCCAGGTAAAACTGGAAAGTCTACTGACGAGCCATCGCCAGTATAGACTTTATATTTCGTTGTAGGCTTACGCTTTGAATAGAAGCTGTTTTTACGCCATTTATTCAAAAGATTGACAGGCTCAAAAGCAGTACCTCCGCCGCTGGGCGCTCTGCCGATAACGGTAGTAGGAACAAAGGTGTCATCTGCATCCTCAACTGCGCGTATGGTTACGCCGTCATAAACAAGGTACTTGCCACACCCAACAATATACATCTTACCCTCGAACATAAAAGATGATGAAGGTGATTCATTAATGTCCGAGTACGCTTCCGTGCATGTGCATTGACCGCTCAAAAACGCTTCTTCAAACGCAATTTTGGGAGTGACATAATATTCGATATAGACTGTGGCACCAACTGCCGGAGCTTCTGTTAAAATAACCTTGTTATTAATTCTATCGCTTGTGAAATCTACCGAGCTTCCATCTACAAGCACAATCCAAGCGTCGTTAGTGAAAGTGCTATTGCCCGGGTTAATAGGAAATTCTACTGTCGAGCCATCGCCATCATAGGTTGCATATTTCGGTTCCGTTGTTTTTGTAAGCTTATATATCTTTGTCCCAGCGTGGATAAATACTTCATTTAATGGCTCATAAACGAATATACCGTGTATTTTCTGAGGACTGCCGTTCTCAATCAGCACCGAATCCAAAACATTCTTTATGCCTGTCCTAGAAGTCAATTCGAGCCTGTCTCCCCAAATAACATTCTTGGCGTCTTTCGCTCTTGTGTTATCCGTGCGGAAGTTTCCCTCGCGGAAATCAACGCCTCTGAATGAGCCTATGGCAAGGCTTTTTATCGCTTGCGGTTTAACTTGTTGAGCCTTGATAGGGTTATACACCATATACCACCTTCACAGTTTTTTGGCGCTTTTGTAAGCCTTTGTCGAGGTCTATATTTGCCATACGCTCAATATACTTTGCATATTGGAGCTGCGATTGCGAATAGTCTTCTTTTTCCAGCGCAATCGAAGCGACCAGGTGTAGCATCGCTATTTGAGCTTCCTCGCTTATTTCAAACTCGTAATAGTCAGCAGTATCGCTGGTAATTTCGCACGGCTTAGCAGCGTATTCTATGCGAATCTCGCCGTTAATAAAGACGGATACATTCACGGAATTATCAAACTCTGATATTTCCCACGAAGAATCGGGCAAGGGCTCATAGTCGAACCCGCTCTTTATCTCTGCTTTTAATGCCTTGTAGAAGTTTTTAGGCATAGGATATTTGATAAAAGCACCGAAGTCGGGAATATCCGCATAAGTCGAAAAATTGACATCGTAGAGCGCTATATCCTTGATGTTGTAATAGGTGTCGCCAGTAAATCGAATACGGATTTGTTGATACTCTTTATCAAGAGTAATAAAGTCCTTAAACAGCGTGAATCCACCTGTGGAGTAGCCTCGTATTTCCTCTAGCGTTGTCACGCTCCCGTCAGCACCTATGCCCTCTATAACAATTTCGGAATCGCCGTCAACCTTAAAACAATAGGCGTAGGCTTTTGGTACAGAAAACTCAATATCGCTGTCCTTGTGAGTGTATATCTTAAACTGCCAAGCCTGCGGATTGAATGGCAACAAGTGGGAAATGAACAGATGCTTGCGTATGTAAGCTGTTGTTGCTATCTGCTTTTGAGCCATATCAAAAATGGCAGGAAGCTTCATATAGAAGTCCTTGACCCTTACATCGTTAGACGATATTACATCTCCGAGTTCGGAGTAGTAATTTGCTAACATTGCCACTCTTTTCTTTGCTTCGCCGAGATTCATTTGTTACCTCATACAAGTCCTCGGGCTTTGCCGAGTTGCACGGCAATTATACTCATAGCCCGATGTGGGAGGGCTTTCCTCCCATTGTGGTGTCATACTACCAAATTAGGGCAGCCGAATGAGAGCAACTTCTACATCGGTGCTTTTGCTTAAAACAACAATGCAGCCCTTTCTTGGGCCCGACATTTGCATATACCTTGCCGAGTCCAAGCATATCGCATATATAAAATAAACTGTCTCTTTACCTGTGTCTGCGGCGGTAGCTTTATTCGCTGTAATAGTTAGGGCGTTCTGAGCGCCGTAGTATTCCGCGTCGCCCGCCTTGATATAAACAGTCCTGTCTGCCGAAGTGCCGACATTTCTTATAAGCAAGACATACTTACTGTCTTTTTCGTTTATGGGAAGGGCAAGCCCATGGGTGCCGGATGTTGCGACATAAACATCGGCGTCAGTGGTTAGGTTAAGCTGGATAAGTGGCTTCCAGCTGATGAGACTGACGCTGTTCATTCTGTTAAGCTCGTTTAGCCCGGAGCCGGCTGAAATTTTAATATCTGTCATGTTGTTTTCCTCCTGTTTTTATTTTTACGCTTGATAGCCAAGTATTTTCGACCACTTGATAGCCTTAGGCTCTACTATACCGCAATCGTAAAGGTTGAAGCCTTTAAGACAGTCGGAGAAGCCTTTTTCGACTCTGTACGGCTCGATGTGCATTAACGGGTCGAAAAATGCAACGCTGTCCGTGGTGCGGATAATGAGGTATTCGTTGTTATCGACTTTGGCATGTACCGTCTTGAAGAAGGGAATGCCGTTGTACATCGTAACCTCTCTGCCTCTTATGAGTTTGCTGTTATTGGTGTCGATTTCGCGCAGAGCCTTTTTGAGGTAACGCCAGAACTTAGGCGTACACTCGCCGACTATTTCAATGTCGTCACCGATATTGACATTGTTGAACCCTTCGATTTGCTCGTCGATGAAGTCCAAAATGTTACAGTATGTCGTGCTTGTCACTGTGTTGGTCGATTTGGCGGTGAGATAAGCGCCGGTACCTTTGGTGTAGGTGTCTGTGGCGTTGTTCTCGCTATCGGCGAAGTTCACGATAGACTTGGCTATGTACTGGTCTTGCTGCTCGGCAATTAGTTTACCTACCTTCTTGCGATAGGCACCCATAAGCCCGTATTTTGAAGTAAGTTCCTTATCGATGTCGCCAACCATGAAGTTAAACACTGCCATTTGGTTTACTTGCAGCCTTACTTCACTGTTGGGAATTTCCTCGGGGTCGGGAATGCCTTTGTGAATTACATCTTTGCCTTTACCGGCAATGCTCCCTGCACCAACCTGATTAGCGGTGTAGGTGCCATCTTTCTGAAGTTGGTACACGGTTGGCGCGCCCAACCCGGGAATGATTATTTGGTCTCCTCTTTTCTTGACTTCTCCTTCATACCTGCGTGTGCAGTGGTCGCCGAATACAAGATATTTGTCTCTTTCTTTAAGCATCAACTTGGATTCGACAGTTTCAATGAATTTCTCGTATGCCATAATATCTCTCCTTTATTGTTTGAATATTTTTGCGTATGATTTTTCGACTTTCTCCCAGTTTGCTTCCAGCTGTTCGGGAGTCATTTTCTTCAGCTGTTCAAGTGTGTAGTAGGAATCCGATTGTGCGGAAGTCCCTTTGAGCGAACCCGTCGACGCCATTTGCTTTGCTAGCAATCTTGCGGCTTTGTCCTTTGCCGCTTCAGCTATTCGACCTTGATACTTTAGGTATCGCTCATAGCATTCTACAAGCGGCTTTGTTCCTAAAACGCCTTCGTTTATTTCCTGAAAATCAGGATTTTGCATAAGTTCAGCAACGCTTACCTCAGGATATAGCCTTTGGAAGTCCGTGATATCTTCCTGAATCCTCGCTTCTTGGGCGGCTTTTCTTGCGCTCTCGACTGCCCTCGCTTCCGCCTGAGCTTTGAAAAGCTTTAGCTCTTGCTTTACCTTAAAGTTCTCGATATAGAAGTCCTCGTCGATTCCCTTATCTAGTGCTTCCTCTCTTAAGCGCCGAATGGTAGCTTCATCAAGCTTTACTTCGGACATCGACATAAACTCGTCGTATGATTTAGCACCGTAGGGTTTCATAATCCCGTCGAGCTTCTCTGTTTCTTCTTTCAGCTTCTTTTCACGGGCTTCCCATTTAAGGCGTCTTTCTCTCCATTGCCTGTTTTCCTCTGGAGATTGGCGCTTCTTTTCTTCTTTTTGTTCTTCCGTTGGGACTTCTTGCTTTTGTTCGCCCTCGGATTCCTGTTCGGCTTCGCCCTCCGCTTCTTCTTTAGCTTCGGGCTCTGCCTCGTTGTCTTCGTTTACCTCGACCTCTTGGTCTTCATCATCAATGATTCCGCTTTCGTCAAGTTCCGGATACTCGACTTCAAAATCGTCTTTGTTGATTACATCTTCCATTGTTCACTCCCATTGTTCGCGTTCGGTGCGATTGGACTGTACGCCGTGCCTTGCGAATTTGGACTATACGCCGTGCCTTGCGAATTTGGACTATACGCCGTGCCTTGCGAATTTGGACTGTACGCCGTGCCTTGCGCAATATCTCCTCCCATAATAGGGATGTCTTGCTGAGCATTCATTGGTATAGCTGTGCCAGTTTGAGCATTCGGTTGTGCGAGCTCTAGCAAAAGGGCTTTAAGCTGCCTGTTTTCATTTATAATTGCTTGGGCTTTATCAACTATGGATTGCTGTTGCTTGATAATTTCAGCGTCTTGTTTAAGTTGCGCAGTTGCTTGTTGTATAGCTTGCATAAGAGCGTTCTTTTCGTTATTCTGTTCTTCCTTAACAATCTTTATAAGCTCGCTCTTGTTGCTAATAAAGTCGTCAGGCAGAGTTGATAAAAACGCCAGAGGGGATATAATCTTTTGAGTGGCTAAATCGGTTAGCACTTGTATATCGGTTGCGGAGCTAGCTCTCGTACCGCCAACTGCCTCTACCACAACCGAGAACTGAGTGTCTTTGTACATTGTGCCGTCGAATTTTTCGACAACTTCTTCGTCGTTCTCGTTCTGGTATACATACTCAGCGTCGTCATAAAAGAGCTTGAAAAACTGCTCATAAATGCGTCCTTGTTGTTCTTTAACACGCCAAAAACGCTTTCTTAACTCCTCAACAGGCATTTGGGCTTGGCTCTGTAATAGCGCTATTGCAGCGCCGCTAATGTTAGCGCTTGGAAGTTCTCCGCGCATAACCTCAGTTGCGCCACTCAAACTGCGGGTAAGAGATATGATTGTTTCGCTAATGGACAACTGCGCCGAAGAGATAGGAGGCGTTGGCAAATAATAAAAGCCTTGGCTGACTTGTTTTGAATAATCTATCAAAACTTGTCCCGGTTCGTTCGTGACTTCTTGGTCTCGGAGCGCGTCGTCTTTCGCTATAAACTTACCCCACGCCATATTTTGCTCAAGCAGAAGCTTCATGGCGATAGAGAAGTTGATTGCCTTTTGGTTAGGTATTAAGCCATCGACTTCAGAAAGCCCGTAAATGCAATTCTCCATACGCTCGTAGTTACCAAGCACAACAGGATAGAGATGCGCCTTATACTCGGCTTCCGTTGCCTCGCTGTCGGGCTCTTTATATTCCGACTCGGGGAGTTTGCTGAATGCTGCGTCAACGCCGTCATTATCAACATCAAGCCCAAGCTGTTGCTGAGCTGCTTTAATATTAGGCGTTAACGGTTTAGGCTTATTAATTACTACGCCCTTTACCGACTTGGTAAAGAAAACCTCTCCATTCTGCCTAAAATATTTCGTTAGCACCGTGCAGAGGTTGCTATTTTCTTGTTCTTTATCATTGTCATAATGAAAATCGTTGTCGTCGGGTTTAATCAAGTCCTTATCAACAGTCTTGTCCGCCATAGCTTTGACGGCTTCGACCTCTTCGCGGGAGGCGATTATCACCCATTTCTGCTTTTGGACATCAAGTTCTCTTGGGTTATGTACGCCAAAATTAAGCGGGTCAATCAGCTCAACCCTAAAAGCGCCTTCTTTGCGTCCTTTTTTGCCTTTTGCTTCGGCGTCCCAATAGTAGTGGTAAATATAGCAGCCTTTTACTGAGCCGTCTCTTATAGCCTCGCCGTCTACCTCGTCTTGCTTAAGCTCTTTGCTGATAAACTCGGCAAATCTCGTAAATTTCTCCGCACCCTCTTGATTGTCGTATGCCTTATATGTTATCCTTACAGGCTTTGCCAAAATGTTTGCAACCTTATTGCGACATATCATTTTGACAATATTGAAAACAGGGCGGGGGAGCGTTTTAGTTTTCTCCGTCGCCGGCGGCCATTGTCTGCCCTCGAAGAAATTGACATTTTGGTTCAGGCGCTCAAGCAGTCCTATTTGAGCTTGGTACGCCCGAACATTGTCCCATTCTTGCCAAATTTCGGTTACTTGGTCTTTGTTCATTTGTTATCTCTCTTCCCGTTTAGCCATTCGTCTAGCACTTGTGCTGGCGTTATCGGCTTCTCGTCGTCATTCTTTTGCCTGCGTTCAAGCCGCTTGATATCAGCTTGAAGGCTGTCTATCCTCTCTTCCTGCGCTTTCAATCGATTTATTAGCTCTTCATATTTTTTTCGGCGTAATATCACCAATAAATGTATCCTCCCTCGCCTTTCTGGCGTTTGATATTGAAGTTTGTCTGTATTATATCGCTATCTATTGATTTAGGCGCCGAAGCCGGAACTGTCCAATAGATTGCGAAATATCTTAGCGCATCCGGTGCGTGTGTTATCTCGTGCGGCTCTCTTGCTACATCATTAGGCTTCTTGTCGTCATACTGCAATAGTGGTAGCGTGCGTATAAGGTTGAAACAGTTTCGGAATATTTTCAACCGTGCAGTAGGCTGTCCGTCTGTTCCTGTTACCACCTTTAGCAGCTCGTGTATCGCCATCCACCCAGCTATGCGGTCGTTGTTGCTCTTTATAAGCGATAGCCCCGCCTCATCAAAGAGTATTGCGGTACTCTTGCCTGTGCTTGACTGCGTGTTCCAGAGGTCGGGTGGTGCTAGCCTTGTTAGGTATCTTGTATCCTCGTTGCTCTCTATCTCTTTAATGCGTTTGACCGCATCCGACACTATCAAACCACTCTCGTATATCTCTTTATAAACATAGGCGTTGTTATGCTCGTCAACGGCTATATGGTAGTGTGCTAGCATGTCCAGCCCGTAGTCCATTGCCGTGTACCGCCGCCAATGCTCGGGTATCTCAAAGGGCTCACAAGTATGTATGTCA